CACGTCACGAAGACGCTGCTCTTCAGACTCCCGCTGCGCCTGACGGTCAGTGAGACCACGGGCTTTTGCGCTGATGGCGGCCTGCTTCGCGCTCTGCTGCTCTTCAAACCGTGCCGCCTGCTGTGCCAGCTCATTCAGCCGTTTCTGGTATTCAACCTTGTCACCCAGCTCAGCCAGCTGGCGTTTGTACTCCAGCGTTTCTTTCTCATGAGCCAGCAGGGATTTTTCCTGCTCAGATAACTGCCGTTTCGTGGCGGCCTCTTTCAGGACCACATACTGATTTTCCGCTTCCCATAAATCCCGGCGCTGCTGGCTGATTTTCTCATTCACACCGCTGTGTTTTTCCAGCGTCCTGAGCTCGGTTTCAAGCGCCAGCATGGCTGCATGCGCCCGGTCTTCCTGGCGCTCACCGGCAGACACCTTCACACCTGACGGCTTTTTCAGCGTCGATTCATAATCCTTTTTTGCCGACGCCATCAGCGTGTTGTAATCCGCCTGCAGGATTTTTCCGTCTTTCAGGGCCTTATTCAGCTCTTTCTGACGGGCGGTATATTTATCCAGCGGCGTCTGCAGGCGCTCATACGCCTTCTGCGCCTCTCCGGTATACTTCAGCTGTGACGCCTCACGCTCAGCCCGGTCCCTTGCCGCCAGTTCACCGGCTTTTTCCATATCCGACTGCAGCGTGGCCGCTGCCAGACCCAGACGGGCATTTTCCCGGTCATCCCATGCCCCCTGAAGGTTCGCACGAAAAGAGGAGGTCTTTCCCCGGCGCTGGCTCCGGCTCTGGTACCACTGCCATTTTTTATCCGCCTCATCAAATGCCTTCTGCGCACTGGCGAGCATATCCGCTGAGGATTCAGGACGACCGATATCCAGAATGGCATCCCACATCGATTTGAATGCCTTCCCTGTTTTATCCGCCCAGGTCTCCAGTGTTCCCATGTTTTCTTTCAGGCGACGGGTCTGCTCATCAAAGCCTTTCGTGGCGATATCGTTCGCCGCCTGCAATGCCCCGGCCTCGTCTCCGGAACGCTGCAGCTGTGCAACATACGCAATCTGCTCTGCCGTCACGTTACGGAACTGGCGCGCCATCGCCATCAGTCCCGACGTCGGGTCAGTGGTCAGCTTCCCGAAGGCTTCAGCGACTTTATCCACCTCCACACCGGATGCAGACGCAAAACGCGCGACACTCTGGTTGATGGCATCAAACTGTTCACCACCACGCACACCGGCATTCACCAGGGCTGCCAGTGACTCTCCCGCCTGGTTAAACGTCAGCCCTGCTGCCTGCCCGGCTCTTGAGAGAGTCAGCATACGATCGGCAGTCAGTCCGGACTGATTACCGGAAAGAACCAGGGTTTTATTAAACGCTGAAAGCGTGGAATCTCCCTGGTACCAGGCGTACACCAGCGCACCTGTCGCCACCGCCAGCGAGGTGACCCCGACCATCGGCAGGGTGATCGCACCGGCGAGCCCCCTGAACATGGGGATCATCCCGCCGAAGGAGTCCTTCACCTGACCGCCCTGTTGCAGCAGGATCAGCCAGGGATTCTGACCACCGGCAAGCTGCGTGGCGATATCCGTAAACTGTGCAGGCAGGGTTCGCATGGCCGCTTTATACTGCCCGACGGACATCCCGGCTTTTTGTGCAGCCAGCGCCTGACGGCTCAGCCCCTGCTCAACAGCACTGGCGGTTTTTCTGGCGTCAGTCTCCAGTCCTGAAAAATGACGCCTTACGCGGGTCATCTGCTCATCGAAACGGACCGCATCCAGACTCAGGTCAATAACAAGATCACCAACCGGCTGGGACATATCTCACACCTCCGGAAATCCCCGCAGAAGCCATCATTAATGCGACATCATCCTCGCTGACATCCACCACATCCGCAGAAGGTGAAATATCGCCCCCGCCCTCCCCGCCGAACCGGACGCCTCCGGCAAGTCCTGCCGCTTTCTGCATCAGCATGTCTTCCTCATCCGGCCTCTCCGTCTGCGCTTCCTCACGCCGGGGGACAAGCAGACTGAAATCCGAGGGATGCATATCCGGATCGTATAAAAACAGGCTGAGTACGGCGTACGTCAGCCCGGAAAAATGCATATCCAGCTGGGTATCGTGAAAATAATGCGTGCGGTAAAAACGTCGCCAGTCGGCATATTCGGTGGATGTCATCCCGGCAAGCATGGCGCGCCAGTCGGGTCTCCCCATCTCACGCGCCAGTCTGAGGGCAAAGTTCAGCTCGCCGTCGAAGACTTTCCCGCAGAAAAATCATCATCAGTCAGCGTGTTATTTTTCGCCACTTCAGTAATATCAGTATCCGGACGAACAGCTTCGATCATCCCGGACAGGCACAACACAACGTCTTCCGCCCGGGCAATGGCATCGGCAGGCCAGGTGGTGAGCACTTCCTGCTCTATCTTCATCACGGCCTCATTCATTGACGGTGACTGCGTTTTCTGTGGATGGTTATGCCACAGGGACATCGCCACCAGAAACGCCCCGGTTCTGACAAGGTCTTCCACGCTCACCTGCAGGTTGCCGCTGGCTTCTGCCTCTTCTGCCCGCCGTTTCAGGAGGGCAAGATGCTCAATACGCTGCAGCGCAGACAGCTCAGAAAGCGTGACAGACACACCGTTATATTCAAATTGTTCTGTTTTCAGAAACATGCTTTATCTCCCCTCTCAGCCTGCAGCGCCATCCGTGACGGTGATCTCCGCCACCGCCGCAAACTCACCATTGCCGGTGACAACAGGGATCTGCGCTTTACCGGCCGCAACACCTTTCACCGTGATCGTGTTCCCTTTCACGGTAATGGTCGCAAAATTCTGATTCGCCGACGTGGCGCGGAAGGTTTTATCCGTCGCCCCTTCCGGCTGAACAGCCACGGTCAGGGTGATATTCTGACCTTTTGCCACATTGCCCGTTGGTGGCGTCACGGTAATACCGGTGACCGGTGTGATGTCCCCCTGATCTTCCGCCAGCGACGGACGACCGATATTGGTGATTTTTACCGTACGGGTGATCACCTCTTTGGCGGTCACCGCTTTACCAATGGCGCTCACCCAGCCACGAAACACATCCACCGTGCCATTCGGGAAACGGATTTTGTAGGCCCGGCTCTCACTGCTGTCAAACCAGGCAATCAAATCGCGCTGCCCTTTCTCGCCCGGCTTCCAGGCCAGCGTAAAACTGGTGTCACCGGCAGATTTCTGCCCCTGCCCGGTGGATACCCAGTCAGCATCCTCATCATCCAGATAGTTATCATCGTAGGATTCTGCCGTCATCTCGCCGGGGGTCAGATCTTTTATTTTTGCCAGGCGCGTCCACTCATCGTCTGACAACGGGTTTGCATAAGCATCACCCTTGCCGGTGTAAACCCACAGTGTGGTACCGGCACCTTTTACCGGCTCCAGGGGATTTGGTATTGCCATATCGTCCTCACATCTCGTATGTAATGGAATAAGTCAGATCTGCAGAACTCCACAATGCCATATCGTCATCACGACGATACTCATAGCCCTGCGTAACCATCGCGGTAATCATGCCCGCCAGTGCCGGGATCGCAGTTATCGCCGGGTAAATCCGGCTTTCCATCCACAGATCAAGCTCTGAATCCGGTACCTGTGCCGGTAAAAACACCTCAATATGCAGTGTGGCCCGCCAGGTATCTGCATCCAGCTCTTCACCGGTATACTCTGCATCCGTCAGATAAACCGCGATCGCGGGAAAATCCTCTTCGTCAAAAACAACGGGGCGACCATCAAACAGCGTCGCCCCGTGTTCATGCTGCTCGAGTGCATCCAGCACTGCGGCACGAATATCAGTATGTTTCATCGTTTTATCGCAATCCTCAGTTGTTGTTTCAGCGCATATGCCAGTTCTTTGGGCAGGCGTTCTCGACGGATACGGTCAACGTTTTCATCAAACGCCTGTTTCAGTGGGGCCGCCATCGGGATTTTCACCACCTGAATGGGAAGGCGATTACGCTTTTTCCTGCCCTTGTCATCATTGCCCTCCTCATATCTGGCCTGGGGAAGACGTTGCATAACATGCCAGCGCCCATTATTTAATCGCTGGATAAATGCCCGCTGATAACGATGCTGACCGGCTTTGAGTATGCTGTCCGGACGACGCCCCAGCATTCTGATCCCCAGCTTAATCACAGGGAGATCACCGCGGTTAACGATAATTCTGGCATTCGGATTTCTGACCGTGGCCCGTTTCAGTCTGGACCGTTCCTTAACCAGTTTCCGGCGTACCTTTGTCTCCCGGGCAACCAGTGATGAAGACTGATTAATCGCCGTTGTGGCCACGCGGTTAATCGTCATTGCTGAAGCCGCCGGAATGGCGTTTTTACGAACCCGGCTCAGATTGTCAATCGCCTGATCAAGCCCTTTTATCGCCATAATTTCACCCTGCGTTTATCGTCGCCGGTTAACAGCGGGTGGTTGCCCACGGTTGAGCCAGAGATAACAGCTGCCCCCGTCATCCGGAGAAACACGATCCACCCAGAACATCCCGCCGTTAATGGTCATCGTGTCACCACGCCGCACGGCACGCACCGTATCCGTCCGCACAAATAATGACGGTGTAGAGCCTTCAACGCGGACACCCATTCCGGCATAGCTGATATTTTCAGGGTCATCAAAAACACCACGTATCACAGCACCGGACTGCTCACCGGATGTCATGGTGGCTGACGTTCCCATGTACCCGCGTATCGTTTCATCAGCACGGGCAATGGCAGCATCGAACAGGTTATCGAAATCAGCCACAGCACCTCCCGTTATTGCATTCTGGCCAGGCCGCGCTCTGTCATTTCGGCTGCCACACCGGCAGAGACACGAAACGCCGTTCCCGGCAGCACAAATGCCACAGGTTCATCCCGCATGGCGTGAAGTGCATCAGTATGCAGCTTCACCAGTGCCACGACCGTGACCAGCTCAGACGTATCCTGAATCACTGTATCTGGCTGCGCTGATACCACCTCATTTTTATGTACGGTAAGCACATTTTCCGGGCTGAGAGGGGTATCCTGACCGGAAGTTTCATCCGTGTCATCAAGCTCCTCCTCCAGCTCTGCCACACGGAGTGCCAGTTCTTCTTTCGTCCCCGTCAGGCTGACATCACGGTTCAGTTGTTCACCCAGGGAGCGGAGACGGGCAATCAGTTCATCTTTTGTCATGGACTCCTCCACAGAGAAACAATGGCCCCGAAGGGCCATGATTACGCCAGTTGTACGGACACGAACTCATCAGGGTCAGCCAGCAGCATCAGCGGTGCTGACTGAATCATGGTGAACTCTCGCGCCGGATCGCCGGTGGTCACCCAGTTTTTCGGGTAACGGGAAGAGGCGTTAATGCCTTCGCGCTGTGCGTCCGCATCCTGAATGCAGCCATAGGTGCGCAGACCGCGTGCCTGAGTGTTCCCCAGCACCATTGTGTTGTCCGGCAGGAAGTTATTTTTGACACCATTTTCCACGTACTGTCCGGAATACACGACGATGGCCACATCGCCATACATCCCCTTATAGGACACCGCTTTACCCAGGTCTTTCACCGCTGTCTCCAGCTCGGAATGAGAGCCACGACGGGTATCCAGCTTCTCCCTGACGGCTTTGAAGGAACGGAACAGCGCCCAGCCTTTCGGATCGAACACGATGATATTCACCACACCGCTGGCGTTCAGCGCGTAGGCTTCGATATCGTCGGTCGGGTCATACGTGGACTTGTCACGCTTGCTCCACTCCGTGCCGCCGGACTGCGTGATGTTATTCTCCTCACTGCGGCCCATATCCACCTCAACCGGATCGAAGGCTTCACCAGTCATGGTGTATTTGCCCTTAAGCACGGCAGAAACTGCCTGCATCTCTTCGACCTGAGCAATGGCCAGCTCTTCGTCTCGCATGTTCTGCAGGATGATGCGACGGCGGCGGTAAGCCGGGTCCGCCAGATTCTGTGGATCTTCATCCGGCAGGCGACGCAGGGTCATCTGGGGATTCACCTCATGCTTCGGCTTGACATATCCCGGCGTAAATTCAGAGGTGGAGCCGCCACGGGAACGGATAACCTCACCGGAAACAATCGGCGAAACGTACAGCGCCATGTTTACCAGTCCAGGAATTTGTGAGAGATAGACTTTCTCCGTGGTGAAGGGATAGCTCTCACGGAAAAAGAGACGCAGAAACAGCGGATCAAACTTAAATTTCTGCTCATTTGCCGCCAGCAGCTGGGCGGTTGTGTACATCGACATAAAAAAATCCCGTAAAAAAAGCCGCACAGGCGGCCTTTAGTGATGAAGGGTAAGGTTAAACGATGCTGATTGCCGTTCCGGCAAACGCGGTCCGTTTTTTCGTCTCGTCGCTGGCAGCCTCCGGCCAGAGCACATCCTCATAACGGAACGTGCCGGACTTGTAGAACGTCAGCGTGGTGCTGGTCTGGTCAGCATCAACCGCCAGAATGCCAACGGCAGTACCGTCGGTGGTGCCATCCCACGCAACCAGCTTACGGGTGGAGGTGTCCAGCATCAGCGGGGTCATTGCAGGCGCTTTCGCACTCAGTCCGCCGGGCGCGGTTGCGGTATGTGCCGGGTCACTGTTGCCCAGCGGCTGGTAATGGGTAAAGGTTTCTTTGCTCGTCATTAACATCCCTTACACTGGTGTGTTCAGCAAATCGTTAACGGCATCAGATGCCGGGTTACCTGCAGCCAGCGGTGCCGGTGCCCCCTGCATCAGACGATCCAGCGCAGTGTCACTGCGCGCCTGTGCACTCTGTGGTGCAGCTGCCAGAATGCGGCGGGCCGTTTCCACGGTCATACCAGGGGTTTCGGCCAGCACGCGTGCCTGTTCTTCGCGTCCGTGAGCCTCCTCACAGTTGAGGATCCCCATAATGCGACTGTTTTCTGCCGCAACCGCTGCGGTGATCTGCGCGTTCACGTCCGGCTGCGCCGCGCTGGCGTTCTCGCCCTCCGTCGCTGGCACCACGTCAGTAACGTCAGCCTGCGAAGCAGTGGCTGAAACAGTTGTTGATTGAGTCTCTTTGGTCATTCGCCCTCCTGAGAGACGGGATTTACGTGCATCCAGTGCATCACGCATGACGGTGATCGCATCGGTACTGTTAACAAGTTCATCAGCCAGTCCGGCATCAATGGCCTCCTGACCGCTGTACACTGCAGCCTCGGTATCCAGCACAGCCTGCACGGACAGGCCGGTATATGCCGACACCTTCTGTGCAAACATCCGGCGGGTTGCATCCATCCGGGACTGCAGTGTTTCCCGGACATCATCCGGTAGATGGCTGTAGGGGTTGCCATCCACCTTATGGCTGCCGCTGTAAATCAGCGTGATTTCCACGCCCTGTTTCTCCAGCGCAGCGCCGTAATTACTGTGAGCCATCATGACGCCGATGGAGCCTGTCCGGGCGGTCTGCGTGACCAGACGCCGGGAGGCGGCACTGGCAAGCAGCTGACCTGCACTGCAGTTCATGTCGTTGGCCAGCGCCCATACCGGCTTTATGTCACGCACACGGGCGATGATGTCAGCGCAGTCAAATGCCCCTGCCACCATTCCACCGGGCGTGTCCATATCGAGCAGAATGCCGTCCACCATCGGGTCGCTGGCAGCCTGTTGCAGACGGGCGATAATGCCGTTGTAACCGCTCATCCCCGAATACGGCTGCAGCGCCCGCGTCCGGCTGACCAGCGTGCCGGACACCGGCAGCACGGCGATGCCGTTCATGACCTGATAACTGCGGGCCTGTCGTGGTCCGTCATCATCAACGGATAACGCCAGCGCCGCGGGTGCCTCTCCGGCAGTCAGGCTGTCGCCGGATACTGCATCCGTCAGGCGGCTGATCCCAAGCTGGCCTGCAAGTGCACAAAAGAAAACCCGCGCATAGGCGGGTTCAAGCATCAGCGGCTCATTAAAGGCCATGCTGGCAATATGCGGGAGATTACGCAGCTCTGCTGTCACTCTTCTCCTCCTCTGTTGATTGTCGCAGCCCGGATTCAAATGCCGCAGCCGCCCAGGCGGGCGGTTTAAGACCGGCTGCACGGCGCTCCATCGTTTCACGGACCTGCTGGGCAAAAATTTCCTGATAGTCGTCACCGCGTTTTGCGCACTCTTTCTCGTAGGTACTCAGTCCGGCTTCTATCAGCATCACCGCTTCCTGTACTTCTTTCAGACCATCGATGGCCATACGACCGGAGCCTATCCAGTCGCAGTTCCCCCAGGCACTTCGGGCTTCCTGAAAACTGAAGCGCGCTTTTGGAGGTAACGTCACCACGCGGCGAACGATGGCCTCTTCCAGCCAGCACAGAAACATCTGGCTCGCCTGACGGGATGCGACGAATTTTCGCCGCCCCATAAAGTACGCCCACGACTCGTTCGCACTGGCCCGTGCCGTGGAGTAGCTCATCTGGGCGTAGTTCCGGGAAAGCTGCTCATACGAGACACCCAGCCCGGCAGCGATATACCGCAGCAGTGACTGCTCAAAAACGGAGTAGCCATTATCCGTGTCCTGAGCCGTCTGCAGGTTCAGTGAGTCCCCCGGCATCAGGTGAGGCACTTTTGCGCCTCCCAGCCGGACCGGTGCTGCGGCGTAATACGCGGCAATTTCACCAATCCAGCCGGTCAGCTTGTCCCGCTGCTCCTGACTGTTCGCGCCAAGAATAAAATCCATCGCTGACTGCGTATCCAGCTCACTCTCAATGGTGGCGGCATACATCGCCTTCACAATGGCACTCTGCAGCTGCGTGTTCTGCAGCGTGTCGAGCATCTTCATCTGCTCCATCACGCTGTAAAACACATTTGCACCGCGGGTCTGCCCGTCCTCCACGGGTTCAAAGACGTGAATGAACGAGGCACGACCGCCGGGTAACTCACGGGGTATCCATGTCCATTTCTGCGGCATCCAGCCAGGATACCCGTCCTCGCTGACGTAATATCCCAGCGCCGCACCGCTGTCATTAAGCTGCACACCGGCACGGCAGTTCCGGCTGTCGCCGGTATTGTTCGGGTTGCTGATGCGCTTCGGGCTGACCATCCGGAACTGTGTCCGGAACAGCCGCGACGGACTGGTATCCCAGGTGGCCTGAACGAACAGTTCACCGTTAAAGGCGTGCATGGCCACACCTTCCCGAATCATCATGGTAAACGTGCGTTTTCGCTCAACGTCAATGCAGCAGCAGTCATCCTCGGCAAACTCTTTCCATGCCGCTTCAACCTCGCGGGAAAAGGCACGGGCTTCTTCCTCCCCGATGCCCAGATAGCGCCAGCTTGGGCGATGACTGAGCCGGAAAAAAGACCCGACGATATGATCCTGATGCAGCTGGATGGCGTTGGCAGCATAGCCATTATTGCGTACCAGATCGTCTGCGCGGGCATTGCCACGGGTAAAGTTGGGCAGCAGGGCTGCATCCACACTTTCACCCGGTGGGTTCCACGCCCGCAACTGCCCACCAAATCCGCTGCCACCGCCGTGATAACCGGCATATTCACGCAGCGATGTCATGCCGTCCGGCCCCAGAAGGGTGGGAATGGTGGACGTTTTCATACATAAAATCCTGCAGGTCCCCTGCGTCGCTGTATCATGCCGGTCTGCACTTCCAGCTCTGCAATATATTTTTTCAGGTCAGACACGGAAGTGACCGTAAACTCCACTCTCCGTCCGTCTTTCTGTACCGTTGCCACCCGTTTACCTGTCATCAGGTCATGCAGTGCCGCACGGGCAGCGGCAAGTTCTTCCTGTCGCGTCATTCATCCTCTCCGGATAAGGCACGGGCGTAATCTGCCAGTGTTTTCTTGTTGGTTGCTGCACCATCCTCTTCCTGCAGGCTCACCAGCAGTGCACTGAGATCCAGTTGCCAGCGGGAAATACTGATGCGCAGCGCCGCCAGCGCATAAACGAAGCAGTCGAGTGCCTCATTGCGTCGCTTTTTGCTGTCCCACAGTATTTTTTTCCTGCCATCCACCCATTTTTCGACCTGCTCTTCAGCAGTCAGTTGCTGCGCTTCGGTCAGATCAAAAATATCCGGGTTATTCGGGAAGTGAACGGCACCGGGAAGCGGTTCATCCCCTTCCGGCGTCAGTGTGAAACGGTTATAAATCTGCTCTTTCGCGGTATCCGTACCAATTTCGGTAAGATAAACCCCGTTTTTGTTTCGCTTACGTGGCATGCTGGCCACCGGCTTTCCGTAGACGGATGCCCCTTTAATGGGGATCACCCGGAACAGCCCATGCTTTTTCGAGCGTTCATACACAATGGTCGGGTCAATCCCGCCAGTATCCCAGCAGATACGGGATACCGACATTTCTGCACCATTCCGGCGGGTATAGGTTTTATTGATGGCCTCATCCACACGCAGCAGCGTCTGTTCATCGTCGTGGCGACCCATAATAATCTGCCGGTCAATCAGCCAGCTTTCCTCACCCGGCCCCCATCCCCATACGCGCATTTCGTAGCGCTCCAGCTGGGAGTCGATACCGGCGGTCAGGTAAGCCACACGGTCAGGAACGGGCGCTGAATAATGCTCTTTCCGCTCCGCCATCACTTCAGCATCCGGACGTTCGCCAATTTTCGCTTCCCATGTCTCACCGAGCGTGGTGTTCACGAAGGTTTTACATTTTCCCGTATCCCCTTTCGTCTTCATCCAGTCTTTGACAATCTGCACCCAGGTGGTGAACGGGCTGTACGCCGTCCAGATGTGAAAGGTCACACTGTCCGGCGGCTCAATCTCTTCACCGGATGACGAAAACCAGAGAATGCCATCACGGGTCCAGATCCCGGTCTTTTCGCTAGATATAACGGGCATCAGTAAAGTCCAGCTCCTGCTGGCGGATGACGCAGGCATTATGCTCGCAGAGATAAAACACGCTGGAGGGGTCATCCGGCGTCCATTTGAGGCCAAACGGCGTCTCTTTGTCGCCAAATTTAAGATACTGCTCCTCCCCGCAGTGCGGGCAGGCAACATGAAAACGCATAAAATGCGGGGATTCACTGGCTGCACGCTCAATCTGGCAGGTGCCTCTCACTTTGGGCGTGGAGCCACGGATGGACTTTGGCCAGACCGAGCCTTCAATACGCTTGTCACCCAGGAACGTCGGAGAGCCTTCCTGTTCAATATCCTCATCAAAGGCAGCAAGTTCATCATAACCCGCCACATCCACCGACTTTTCACGGTAGTTTTTGCCGCTTTACCGCCCAGGCACCAGAAGCCACGACCATTGGAAAAACGCTTCATAGTGAGCGTGTTATCCCGGTGCTTTTTGCCATACCACGGAGCCAGCGCCAGCAGCGACGGAATATCGCGGATGGTCGGCTCAACGTGGGTTTTCATAAAGTTCTCGGCATCACCATCCGTCGGCAACCAGATAAGGGTGTTGCGCTGCTTATGCTCTATAAAGTAGGCATAAACACCCAGCAGCATTTTGGAATAACCGACACGGGCAGACTTCACCACATTCACCTCACGGATGTAGTCGCTGCCCATCGCATTCATGATAGCCCGCTGAAAGGGTAGTGTTTCCCAGCGCCCTTCCTGGTATGCGGATTCTTTCGGGAGATAGTAACTGGCATCCGCCCATTCAACGGCAGTCTGTGGCTCCGGCCTGAACAGGGCTCGCAGCCCGGCGCGTACATCACGCCGCAGAATATCAATCTGACTGTTCGATATATTCACTCAGCAACCCCGGTATCAGTTCATCCAGCGCGGCTGCTTTGTTCATGGCTTTGATAATATCCCGTTTCAGGAAATCAACATGTCGGTTTTCCAGTTCCGGAAAACGCCGCTGTACTGAGAGAGGGATCCCGTCAAGAATACTGGCAATTTCACCTGCGATCCGTGACAGCACGAAAGTACAGAATGCGGTTTCCACCACTTCTGCGGAGTCTCTGGCATTCTTCAGCTCCTGGGCGTCAGCCTGCGCACGCGTAAGTCGATGGCGTTCGTACTCAATAGTCCCAGGCTGGAGATCTGCCTCGCTGGCAGCCCTGTAATCCTCAACCTCTTTACGGAGTTTTTCATTTTCGATATCAGCTTCCCTCTGCGCATACCACTGAATTGCCGTGGCGGTATCAAATACAGATTCAACGCCCTTACCACCTCCGGAGACGCAAGGGAGCCCCTGAGACTGCCAGCGTTCAATCGTTCGCGGATCCACGTTGAAAATTTCGGCAAGTTTCTTTTTATTAACCTTCATGAAACAGTCTCACAACAAATACAGAGTCCGACATGAAAGTGCCCGAAAATGACTTTTTCAGGCGTTTTCATGTCGGACCTTTACGGATTCGATATTAGAAAAAACAAATAGTTATGTTCGAGAAGTACCGACATGATTTTCCCCGGAAAATTTTCATAAATAGCGAAAACCCGCGAGGTCGCCGCCCCGTAACGGCCCGGATCGCCGGAAAGGACCCGCGAAAATGATAATGGTTATCAGTTGCAACAAAATCCAGTTTCTTCCACCATCGCACCGGACCAGCGACCATGAGGGGACAACGCCGCGCTCCGTTAACGCGGTAAACCCCGGTGTGTATCGTTTTTGATTATCCCCGCACACTCGCGCAGAGGAGTCTCCCTGTCGGGCTGCGGTCTCTGTTAATACGGGAATACGGCGACAATACCGCGCATGGATAATAAGGTCGCTCAACACACTGGCTGTAATGCAGCCGATACCATACGGCATTTAGCGGCATTCATCGTACACTCAACGGTTAGCTCTTCATTCGTGGCATTCACCTGAAAGGTCCGGGAGTGTAATTGCGTACATTTACCACTGAACGAACCTTCAACAAGAACACGACCACGCTGCAAAATACGGAACGGAATTGTTCCCTGAAAAGGCTTTACGGTTACCAGTAATTTCTTCATGCATTCTCCGGATAACAAAAATACTAGTTAATACACTGAGTGCGGATATATTCCTGAAGCATTCTCAATGCAGCCTGGTCGCTGATGATTCCGTCTCTGATACCGAGAACGTTTCGTCCAGCAACCGGAGAGAGTTCGACGGCGGCATCATTGCCCACGCCGGAGGTGCCGGTGGCTTCACGCACGGTACCGGAGCAGGTGGCGTTGATCCGCAGGCGCTTACGACCAGCGGCAATATCAGCACGCAGAGTTTCATTTTCAGCTCTCGCATCGGCTAATTCCCTCGAATATTTTGCATCGAGCGCAGCAACATCGCGCTGGCGCACCTGCATATCAGTAATGGTTGCGTTTGCCAGCTCCAGCTCTCTGGCTTTTTTATCGCGCTGCGCTTTGTAGATGATGGCGTTATCGCGGTAATGATTCAGCCCCAGACTAAGCGCACCACAGACCACCAGCAGAATAACGGTAAACGCGGAAAGCATTCGGTTTATGCTCACCCCAGCAGCCCCGACGAAGATAACATCATCCAGCCCATGGAAAGAAAAAGAGCAACCAGCATTAGTGAAAATGAAATGCCGACGATTACACAGAGGATCTTCGCCAGCATTATGAGTTTGTCTGACATGTTTAATCCTCCCTTCACGATTTCAACGCAATGACCAGTTTTGCCAGCCCATACAGTATCGGAGACACAGCGATACCAACCGCCACCCACTTAATAGCAAAAGCCAGCGCTCTGCTGATGTCATCACTTACTGGCGCTTTCAGTTCAGGGCCGTTTTTCATAGTCAACCTCAACAGAATTCGTTTATACTTTTCCATGTTCTCCCTTGCCTTATCCAAGGTCAGAAACACAAAACCCCGCTTGCTGCCAACAAACGGTTTTTTTACTTTTATTCACTTAGGTTTTGCCAGTTCGCAGGATTTCGTGTTATCCGTCCGCGTTGGCCAACGTCATTTTTCAGCAAAATATTCTGCTTATCTGTCGATTCCCCAGCACGCCAGCGCGCTCTCCTGGTCACGACGGGATATCTGGCCGTAACAGTTGTTTGAGCGGATACGGCAGTCTCTGCCACCGTCCTTAATCCACCAGCGAATCGCTTCACACGCTCCCCTGCGATCGCCTGCATTAATTCGTTTATAAAACGTCGACGGGAAACACTTACCGGGGCCAATGTTATACGGGCAGAATGACGCGATCCCCGCTTTCTGGGGTTCAGTCAGTGGCACCCGGATGTTTTCTCCACCCATGCCAGCGCCTTATCACGCTCAATGGCGTTAACCTGGTCGCATTTTTTCTTCGACAACTTCATGCCCGGGACGACAGGTTTGCCATCCACCCTGGTGGCACCACGACAAATGGTCCAGATCCCCGCACCATCACGGTATGCCGTGGTGTGGTTACCTTCTTTTTCATCCAGAAACTGGTCGAGAATATCAGGCGCAGGCGCCCCTGCGGCAATCAGCGCCAGAACGGCAGCCGACAGGCCGTATTTGATTTTGGTGTTCATGGATATTTATCAGGATTTATCGGTTCCGAATCCCTGGATATGTTAAGCCTTCACCCCACCAGTGGTGGGCACTGGCGGGTTCTTAATTTCCCCGGATGATCGTGGATTACATTCCACCAGGAGATTACTTATGCTTATCTATCCAGCGGCAGACCTCCGTTTACAGGGACGCAGAGCACAACCATGGGATAAAACAACCACTCATAAATATCGTCCCGGTCAATATTATGACTTTCGTAAACACCCGGAACTGATCGAGACACACCTTGAGGATTTTGTTGAATATTCAGACAGACAAGCGATTCAGACCTTTTTTTCTTTTGTTAAGTGGATCAACAGCAATTCATCTGCATTCGAGAGCACGGACTGCATGTTTTCAGGAACACCAAAGGTTGATGAATACGCCCCGGTATTTGGTTGCACCCATGCGTCATCTGGCCGCTTCGAATTTTTGTTTCGCGATACGAAAATAAACCAAAATGAGCGAGCTGTCGGATGGGTACTTAACAAACTATCGCTCTACCTTCAGAAAGAACGGCCCGATTTTTGTAAAGGAACCTTTGGCATCGTTCCCCTCATGACGGAATATACCGACTCCGGCGGTAACGAGTTCACCGGTTATCGTATTTGTGTCTATTTCGATGCTTACGGGAATGGAACAGAGGATACCTGGACTTCTCTCAACATCATGTTTGATGGCCTCATGAAAGCCACCAAAAGAATGAGCAATGAAACAATCACTGGCGAGATGCGTCCCCTTTAAAAAATTATCCAGAATCTCACTATTTGCAGAGCGCTCTCTGTTTTTTTGAATACGGAAACACTCTGCGAGATTTCTGCTCATCACTTTCCGGCAATAATCGTAAAACGCCGCGAACTGCTCATCACGGCGTTTTTTTTCACCTTCGGAAGGGATCTGCACCGACAGTTTTTTATTCAGTTCAACGACGCTGTTCTCCAGTTTTTCAATGCGTGATTCGATATCATCTTTTTCTGACTGTATCGTGTTATATGCATTGTTAATTTGTATGGTATACCGCTCTTCTGAACAGAGGCGTTTTTCCGGCAACGGTTCGTTCCCTTCACATAACCCGGCAGCAATATCCATGAAAAACTGCTTCGCCTTCTTTTTCGCCTCAGCTTCGTAAAACTCCAGCGGGGCACCTTCAACACGATCAAGATCAATCACCACATTTGGCAACAACAGTGACGTATACCCACCAGTTTCCAGCGCCACAGTAACAGTAATCTTATCCGGGTAAATATTTATCCCTTTAACAACCAGTTCGTATTGTTTATTCATCGTCTACTCTCCCCGCGCCGCCTTACGCCGGTCTTCTTTAATTTTGAAATACAGGTTCGTCAGATATGTCAGCAGCCCAAACAGCAGACTCCCCAGCACGCCTATTGCCGCCCACTGAGACGGGGAAACCCTGTCCAGCAACTGCAGGAACCAGTAGCCCGTTCCCACCGCTGACGTGGTGTATGACACACCTGTTGTGATTTTTTCCATCTGGTACATACCCCGCCTCCCGCAATCCGGAAGCTCACAACAATAAAAAAGACCACCGGCACACACCGATGGTCCCTGACGCATGCTTACATCATCATGTCGCTGTCAGGTGTGGGGTCACCGCTATCTGAAGCACTCCCCTCACCCGCGATACCTTCCGGCTCCGGAGCTGCCGGTGCGCCCAGCAGTTCATCCAGAATGGCATCCACTTCTGCATCAAGACGCGCTTCCAGGTTATGGCGAAGTTTCTGTTTCAGTGCGCTCCGGACTTCTTCAGAGCGCAGGACTTCCTTCACTGCTTCAGCAGTGACCAGGGATGTAATTTCTGACATGGGATTTTCTCGTCGAAAGATGTGATTAAGAAAGTTGCCGCTAAATGAGCGGCTCTTCGGGTTTGCTTCCGGCTGACTGACTGGCGCTGATTTTCTCAGCGGCCCTTTTGTCAATCTGTCTGCGCCAGAAGTCACGCATGGCCCGGTATCCGCCCGAAAGGAGATACAGCACACAGACCACCGTACAGAAGTACAGCATTAACTGGTTCAGAAATGTCATGGTTTCTCACCGTGATAGTTGACATGATTTACTTATTTTTGTAGAAAATGTCGCAAACTTCGGTGTCATAATGGTCGTTTTACCAGCCGCCAGCATTCATGTAGTGAACACAGTTCATCCCTTTCCTTCATTGCTGGCGGCTTTTTTTTATCATGCCGCGGCGTCCGCGTTATTCACTTCCACCGTAATGCTGTCTATCAGTACCGGGTAAGTCGCACCTTTGGTAATGTCTGTCACATGCAGTTTATCCGCCGCAAAGGCACTGACCGGTGACTGCGTCAGCGTGAACGGTGTACCATCCTGACCATCAATAACCGGCGTCACCTGAAGGCTGTTATTTCCTGCAAAACGGAAAGCCAGCGTATGCCATTCGTTATCAAATGCGCCAAAGCTTCCCAGTTTCAGGTTGTTTGTCGCCACTTTCGCATTGTGGTACATCACATTCAGGTCTTTTGCATCCGTCTGGATGTAGAACGCTGCCAGCAGATTATTCCCTGCATCCCCTGTCAGGGTGACACCCTGCGGCAGAGAGGAAACCGGCCAGTAAAGTGCAATGACATACTGATTTGCTACCAGTTCACCGGATGCCTTAAAGCGGCAGCTGATTAAACCGCCATTTTTCAGCAGTTCAGCGCCAGTACCGGCATCATGCTCCAGATACCATGACCCCACTCCTGTCTCCTTGCTCAGCTTCATCGCGGTACCACCTGTTGCACCTTCATCGGCAACAATTTCCGCTTTACCTCCGCCAGCACTCCAGCCCTGTTCGGTCAGCCTCCCTTCAGACTCACTGGCACGGTAAGACAGCAGTGTTGTTGTGCTTACCGCTTCATTTTCTGACGGTGATGGCGTCGGTGCGCCAGTTTCAGAAGATGGAGCATCGACTTTTACTGTGGTTCGTCCCGCATGAATCAGAATCGCCGTTGCCAGACGGTCGGAAATAATCCCGCGGCGTGCCCATGAACTGAAATGGCTCGCCCTGTCCTGTGACGTCCAGGTGGCTGAGCTGTCACGCCATTTCGAACCGTAATACCCGATACCCGGAATGTCCGGGTCTTCTTCCGGTTTGTTCGTCGGCACATTCACCCCGTTCTCATCCGTCATGAACGGTACGAAATGGATATTCTTTTCCGTTTTGTTTTTATAGCTGCCGTACACCGTCTGGTACGTGGATTCGTTCTTCTGCTTCCAGAAATACGTCGTGTCCCCGCATATCCAGGGAACACTGCCAGCAGAGCCACTGACGCACTGGCCTGCCATATCC